AGGCCAGCCCTCACCGTCCTTTCAGCGATCTCCTGCGAACACATATAGTAGTGCTCAATCAACCGCCTTTTGTCCTCCTGCTCTGGAGTCAGTGCGTTGTTGACCTTTGCCTTTTTGCTGGTCCTCGCGAGGCATCGTCCGCCGTTTAGGTGTGCCAGTCGCAGATTGTCAATGTCGCCGTGTTCACGTATGGCCTTATCAATGATCGCGATCTGATTGTCAATGTGCTGTCGTTTGTTCGCGGTGCTGTGACGGCCTTTGTCCGCCCAGTCCTTTTTGTTGACCTTCAACTGTTCAATCACCCCCGCCTTTCTCAGGCACACCTTCGTCCTCTCAACCAATCTCATATCAATCAGATCGTCTTTGAATGTGTAGCCAATGCCGTGCCTTCGCAGGGTCTCCAATATCAGTCCGCCAACCGCGAATGCGTTGGTTGATGCCCTTTTGCCTGATCTCCAGTAGTTCAGACCCCTGGTGTAGTTGTGCAGGCGTCCTTTGTTGATCTGACCAATGAACACTGGTTTGTGTTCGTGATGCATCACCTCCTTTACAGGCACTCCCTGTGATTGCGGCAATGACCCCATATCTGTGTAGGGTATGTCAGCCCGCTTCACCAACGGGTTGTGTCTGCTCACGGTCACGTACACTTCTGTGAATGGCAACCGTATTTCTGCTATTTTTCTCCTCATATTGTTTGTCCTCCTATGATTGATTGTAGCACATATTGGTAAATGGTCAACTGGCTTGGAAAAACCGCGAGAAATGGGGGTTTTTTAAGGGTGTTTTTACAACCTACGGGTGAGATCTACTTGGGATTGGGTTGGGCGGTTCTTTAAGTATGGCAAAACACAGAAACACCGCCCAACGATAAGGGGTTCCACAAATGTCAATGGAACCGCGTCCTGGTGCACTTATAAGTCGCAATCTGCAAGGAGTGTGACAACACCCTGACGCAGTCGTATTTATGGGTGGCGTTTGTGGGCAGTGTCAAAGGCGGCCGTCGCCACCTGAAGATTCGCTGTGCTCATCTTCATTTTTTTCTTTGTGGGGAGACTCTATGTAGATAGGAAGATCAGAGTCCACCTGTTGCCAGGTGGTGACACTATGTGAGTTAGGTTAGTCGTCGCCAGATGTTTCTTTGTGCGGGTGGCATTGATCCTTGCCGTACATCATCGTTTTGTTTAAACCTGGGCGGTGGTCTTCCCAAGTCCCGCTCTGCCATAATGAATTTTGCCTGTTGACTGTCGCGTTCTTGCTGTTGAGTGCTCCGCGTTGTGGTGTCTGTGTTTGCCTGTGTTTGCCTGTGTTTGCCTGTATCACAAGTATATATCCTAAACACCTGCGATGTCAACGGTTATTGGTTTGGTTGGTAAGGTTTGGTCTACGACGGGTCACCAAAGAGACCAAAAACACCAAAGTGCAATTACCAAATGGTCTTGATCACTGGTTTGCGTTCCACTTGGTGTGTGTGGCATTTGATCTTGGGACGGAATTCAAAACGACAACTGTGTATGGGTCCACCAGCACACTTGACCGTGCCTTTGCCCTTGGCCCTGCCCTGTTCACAACGCCATTGTCCAAACGCCGTCAGTAGGTCAAGGAATCTGGCCTGCCTCATCAGGAGACAACCGTGTGATCAGTGACCTCCACGAAGTCTGATCGCCTGTCCAACTCATTCCTGGCCGCGACCCTGACGTCGTAGTCCTGTGTCAAGGAAACCCCTGGAATGAAGAATTCCGTGTCCACCGTGATGCCAGCGGTTTGGTAGTCGCTGAGTGAACTGACCTTGAATTGTATGATGTACTCTGACACGAATGGATCCGTTGAAGCGGTCCAAGTGACCTTGAGCCTCCTTACCGTGCTGTCCGTGGTCAGGTATCCTTCATCGTTGGTTTCAAGATTGAATGCCGCACCTGACTGCACCGTCAGGTTGGTTGGTGCGATCACCTGGAATGGATCTGGTAGACTCGTGGTTGGTCTGACGTAGTCCGTGCCTGATGCGTCAATGGCGTAGGCACCTGACTGGTGCTCCAGTGCGGTTATCTCCACGTTGCCACTGGTGTTCAATCTCATATCCATTATCCTGAACACCGCGTCAAGGCTGAGGTGGGTGTTCTGTACCCTGATCAGGTCACCCACTGATGTGTTTGACGTGGCCAGGTTGGTGGCGAAACTGACCAACTTCTCTGAACGTGATCTCCTCACGAACACACGGGCGTACTGCTCAGCGATACGCCTGTCAGCGATGGTTGGCAGTGTGATCCGCTTCTCTAATCTGATGTTGTTGTCCTGTGCGAGGAATGTCGTGTCGTCACTGCTCCCTGGTTCAGGGAATGAAACCTCGTTGGGCTCGTAGTTGGCGTTGGGGTCAATGTAGGTGACCACACACCTGTTGCACTTGTGTTGTTTTGATTCGCCCTCTATGGTCATACCGCCAATGATGTGATCATTGGTGACCGTGAAAACTGTGGTTGGTGATGCTGGGGTGGCAGTTATGTCCGTGTCGTCCCCACCATTCTCAACTTTGAGGAAATACTTGCCCTGCTGGTATGGCATAATGCCCCTGAAACCTGCCAGGATGATCTTGCAGTTGCTCATAAGGTTGTTGGCCGTGTCTATGACCGCATCACAGGTGAATGCCCTGGATGTGTCCGCGTTGGCGTAGGTGACCACTGTGAAACATTGGTCCGCGGCTGACTTGAAACTGGTCCAGTCAAACACCTCATTGGGTAGTCCCTTGCCGTACCTGTCGTTCCTTAGGTAATCAACCAACACGTTGACAGGGTTGTTATCATAGGTCAGTGTGTCACTGCCGTAGGCCGTGTTGTAAGTGCTGGGATTGATGGTCCTCAGGTCCAGGATCTTCTTGCCCTGTAGTTGTACCCTTATCTGGGGTATGCCACCTGAGTAGGGATTGTTGTCCGCGTCCGCCTGTGACTCAATCTTCTTCCATTCAAATCTCAATGCGATGTAGCACAAACCTCGCAATCTGTGATTTGACGTCCAATTGGGTGCTTCCTGTAGCAGTGTTGAGACCGTCTGGTCGTCCCTGCCATCAAAGAACTGTGCTTTCAATCTGCCCTCGTATCTGCCTGATCCCACCGTGGCCTGCACGCCGTGTGCGTATGAACTCAAGGGTATCTCGTTGTTGTCTATTAAAAGTTTGGTCATCGCGTTGCACTGACCTTCACTCAAAACCATAGCCACGTAAAGATATTGGTTGGTTGATCCGTTGGTGCTGGTGAACACCCTGGTTCCCCCCACCTGTCTCTCACCGTAGATTATGGGTATCTCCCTGACCGCCCCCTCCTGGTTTAGGAGCACTCCCTGTATGGCCTGTGTCTGGTCCTGTCCAATGTCGTAGTCTGGTACGTCAGTGCTGGCACCAAACGGTGATGTCACCGCTGAAACCACGCCGCCTATCACCTTGCCAACTCCCTTGACCACGCCCTTGACCGCCTTGGTGACTGATCTTACTACTCCGCCCATAGCCAATGTCCTTTCGTGTGTTGTTTGGTTACCCTCTTGATCCTGTGTTTGGTTGATCGTGCCCAGTATATTGGTCTGTTGGCACCCATCATCCTCACACTGTGGTTCTTCAACCATTTCATAACATAGAAAGCATCTCGTGAAGCCACGAAATCAATGTAGCAAAGGTTGAATCCCGTCATCCAATCCAGTGTGTGTATCTTGCCTGTTGTGGTGAACTTGTGCAGTACGTCGTTGTTCATAAACGCCCAGTTGGCGAATCCCCATATCTCACCATTTGTTTGGAAAACTTTGTATTGATCATTCTTGATAGAAGGGTGTATGTGTTGCCATAGATCAACATAGGTCAAATGGTTATAACGATCAAACTTCAAATAGAAGTCAATCACATCATCTGTGATGCTTTTAATGGTGTTTGCTCCAACACAGACGCCTGTATATGCGTCAGGAATCTGTTTTGGGTATCTTTGCCTATCCATTGATTTTTTTCTCCCAAACGAAGTCAATCTGATTGTAGTCTTGACCGTGTAGAATGTTTAATTTGGTGTCGTTGTCACACAAGATGCTCTGATCAGTGGTCTGTATCTTCTCACAGTGATTGGCCTGTGCCACCGCCTGTGCGTCCCTGAATAAAGCGGCATATATTTCTTTGGTCCTGTGTTTGCCTGACAGGTGTATCAAAGTGAACAAGCCCTGTGTCCTGTGGTTCCAAGGTAGGTTGTGCAGTTGCAGGATGTAGAATCCCACCATCTCTGTTTGATCCCAAATGGTTCTCACTATGTTGCTGTTGAGCGAAACCAATCGTTTTATATGCACATTCCAATTCTGTTTGTCAAATTCCGTGTCAACGAATCCCCTCTCAAAAACCGCCTTGTAGGCCAATTCATTGAACTGTGTGAAATCTTTGGTGTGGAAGTCCCTGATCTGCATCATTTCCTACCCCATTTTATGTCTTTGACGATCTCCGCTGAGAAGTTCATCCCAAGGTCGCCACTGAACACGCTCTCCTGACTGGCGTCATTGGTACGCCTGCCATTCTTTTTTTCAAAGTCAGCGAACAGACTGGCCACGGTCATCGTGACCTCTGCGGTTGAATCAGTCTCCTTGATGCTGTAATTCATTATCCTGCCATCAAAAAGGGTGAACACGTCATCTGATGTGAAACTGTAATCGCTGTCAAGGACCGCCCTGTAGATCACCACACGTTTGTTCATATAGTTGTTGTTCAACAACAATGCCACGGTGGTGGTGTCAACAGCGGTGAACGTGAGATCAACCTGCCCAACCCTGAGGTCTGAACTCTCCGTGATGTTGCTGAAGTAGAGGAATTGTCCCTGTGCCAGGTATGTGTTCACACCTGCATCTGGTGCCGTGTTGCTGTCAAAGTCCAGGTCAATGTTTGAACTGGTGAAATACAGGTTGGTAGAGAGATGTAGTTCTATGAGATCTACACCAAAAACACTCCTTGACCCTAATTTTGTTTCCAGAGAGGATGCTAACTGCCTGCTCATTAGATCTCCTCATTTACTTTTATCTGGTATTGGTACAGTCCATCCGTGCTGGACTTGTATTGGATGTTGTCACCTGTGAGATACACCTTGAATGGCACGTTGTCATAGGTGATGGTGGTGGTGTTGTCAATGCCCGTGACCAAAGGTGGATAGAACTCAAGTGTGTCATTGCCTCCAGTCAGCGTGACGTCAGCGGTGATCATATACACCTTGTCGTG